ATACTTTCCAAAATTGTACCTACAGTTGGAGAACATACTAAGAAATTAGCACCACCTCTAAGAGTTTTCTGGTGTATGATGTTACTTAACTTTTGGATTTTAGTTCCTAATGTTTGGAACCATTGTCCTTGGCTATTGTAAAATCCTAAGTCAGATATTGCACCAGCGTTATCAATTGAAGTATTGTTAACTGCTGACCAGTTTTCAGTTCCTGCACCTGCAGACTCAATTAACATACTTAAGATTTCTAAGTCAATTTCTAATGAAATGTACTCACTTAAGATTGAAGTTAATTCAGCTTCAGCATCTAATGCATGGTATGCATTTAAATCCTGTGCAAATTCTGGCGTCCAAACTGCTTTAAGTTTTCTAGTTTTAGCAACTATTGCAGATGATTTCATCTGAATGTTGATTTCTGGAATTACTTGTGGAGGACAACATCCGCTGTTTCCATTAGATCCTGAATCATTCCAAGCGTTTGGTTTGCTGTTTCCAGCTTCAAAGTCACCTCTGTATTGATCAGTTGGTTGAATTTGGAAGATAATTGCACTTTCTTCAGCAGCAGCTGCAGCAGCGTTCATATCAGCTTTTAAAGCGATGAAATGTACGTCTACGTTATCTACTGTAGTAAATGCTGATAATTGCTTACCTGCAGATCCTGTTACTACTAATTCAGATGGTACGATTGCTGTACCTCCTGCATCAGATCCTGAAAATAATTGGAATCCTCTTACACCTTCAAAGTCTCCGTTTCCGAATCCTGATTTAAGGTAAGATAATTTGAAGTAATTACCAAATGATGCAGAGTATTCTGAATCGTAGTTAAAATCACTCCAAGTTGCTTGTGCAACTGTTTTGATTGCTACGAAAGATGAAGTATTCTGTACAGAATATCCAAATCTACCTGCTCCATAAAGACCACCTGCATTTGTGTTACCAAATGGTGCTTCTGCTCCATTAGCTGATTCATTACCATATAATGATTGACCAGCTCCGAATGGAGATTTGTTGTTTCCGTATTGGAAATCTAGGTAAAATACTAGACCAGAAGGTAAGTTCATTGGTTGAACGCTAACAAATTCCTTTGCTGCGATTTGACCAAATACTTTTCTTACTAATGGTAAAGCAACTCCAGCCCATTGACCACCGATGTTAACAGCAGTTTGGCTTGAGAATGTACCCGAAGACGCAGGACCTCCACCAGTCTGTGAAGATTCTACTACAAGTTGTTTAGCTTGGTTTTCAAGAATAATACCCATATTGTTTTTGTGGGCACCACCTAAACCTTCTAACAAACCTGTTTTTTCCCACTTACCAGCTAATCTAGCTGCATCAGACTGTAAAGACTGATATGGGTTAGCGCTTTCTAAAAGAGTATTTAAGCTCATAATAAATAGTTTTAAGTTTTGTTAATAAATAATTTTAAATTAAACCGGCTAGCTTACGCATACGGTTATAAACGTCATTAGACTCGATAATAGGTTGTTTTATTGCTTTTGGTTCTACACCAGTAGCTTTTGAAGCTGCACCTTTAGATATTGATTCATTAATTGATCTATCAACTAGACCTGTTTCTAATGTTTCAAAAATAGTTTTAGCTTGTCTTACATCCTTAGCTTTGTCAAATGCTTTTAATACCTTAACTTTTTTACTTTCAGTTAAGTTTTTTGCCTTGAAAATTTTGTTAGTATAAAGTAACTTAGCATTAAGTAGGTTGACTTCGTTTAGTTCAGTTTTTAGCTCATTTACTGATGCTAATGCTGCTTCTAATTCTTCAGAAACATCTCCAGATTTAGCAAATCTTCCTCTCTGAGCTTTTTTCTCAGTTGGGGAATCATCTTTGTCTCCGTCTTTGTTACTGTAGCCTTCGTCAACTTCGTCCTTTTTAGACATTTCGTCTAAATCGTCCTTTTTTGGCTTCATTTCTTCATCCATTTCGTCTTTTTTGGCTTCGTCGATTTCTACGTCTACGTCTACGTCCTCAACATCTTCAATGTCAATTGAGTCTTCAACTTCAACTTCGTCTTCTACGAATTCATCGCCCGGTTCAATTTCTCCGTCAGCGACCATGTCTTTAATGACATCCTCGATAAATCCTTTAAGGTCGTCTTCTGACATGTCTTCAAGATCAACTTCCTCGTCGTCCATGTCTTCTTTTTCGTCCTCCATTCCATCTTCGTAGCCTTCTTGTTCAGCGTCAGTTCTTTCATCTTCTTTGATGTCGTCCTTGTCGTCGTCCTTTTTTGCTTCGTCGATTTCTTTAGAATCTTCAAGTTCAGCTAATAGTTCGTCAAGATTAATTTCTTCATCAACTTCTTCTTTTTTGTCTTCTTGCACTGTAGATTGACCTACTTTTTTAGGTGCAAGATCCTTTAAAGAATCGCCTGCTGGAGAATTTTTTCTTTCAAAACTAGGAGCGTCAGCTTCTTTAACTTCGTCATCTTTTTCTTCTTTTACTTCATCATCTTTATCCATTTCTGCTAGCTTAGCAGATAACATTGATTTTAGATGTGGAGTGAAAGCTTCTTCAAGAGCGAGTTTGGCGTTGGTGATAGCTGTTTCCTTAACGGCTTTAGCATCAGCAATGGCCTCTTTTAGCAAATCTCTGTTTGTTGCCATAATCCCAAAATTTAGTTTGTGAAATACGCCTATTAATGAGACGTAATAGAAAATTATTAATTGTTGAACACCATATAAGATAGTCATGGTGTATTACGGTAATACGTATATGAAAATATTCTAAAATTACACTATTGGACAAGAACCTTTAGAACAAAGGATCTCAGTTACTATTTGATTTACTTTCGTATAGTTATAGCTAACTATTTCTTTACCTTCTTTAATTACTTCATGCATATATGAGCCTGGATTTGATGGTGTTGAAACAAAATCCCAACATAATAATTCAAAATCATCTTGAACTTCCATTACTCCACCTCTATCTTCTAGTGACCCCATACCTCTTGATGATACACCTACTGTAACACCATTTTTAATTAATTCTTTAAGTATATTACCTGAAGGTGTAGGTAATATTTCTATAACACCCATTACGTTATCTCCATCCCAAGAATATTCTTTAATTAAGTGGGATACATTTTTTAAATTTACTACTGAAGATTCAGGGTGATCTAATTCCCCCATTGAACGTCTTTGTTCAACAAGTTCATTATATTTACCCATTTCTCTTTCCCATAAATCTTTAGAGTAGTAACGGCCATTACCATTTTTAACTTCAGCAGTAGCTAATACCCCCTCAACAAGTAAGTTACCGTCAGTAGTGACATTTTCAGTTAACTGTTGGGGTGACGCCTTAAACGCGTGCGTTTCTATTAGTAGTTGCTTCATATTATAACTTAATTAGTCTTTGTAGTTACCTACGTATTTTGCATTTATTGATCCAGCAATTTTTTCAGCGTCTTCTCTTGATTTACCTGAATCCATTATTTTATCAACTACACTATCAAATGATTCATCTACTTCTTCAGTTTCGTCTACCATTTCTTTTTTAGAATATTTTTTACCGCAATGTTTTTCATACAATTTTTCCATTTTAGCTTTTTTCTTTTCAAGCTCTTTAATTTCCTTTTGCATTTGCTTCATCTTAGTTTTATCAATTAATTCTTTAAGATTATCATCTTCATTAATTGAATCTACTCTATCTATTTTTTCTGCAATATGATCATGTAAAAAGTCTAATTGTGCTTCTAATTTTACTGATTCAGCTTCTTTTCCTATTTCAGCTAATTTAGAATCAATTGATTCTTTTTTAACTTTCTTTTTCCCAGCTTTTTTATCTTTAAGAGCTTTTTCCATTGATTCTTCTTTATCACCATCTCCATCTACATCTGGATAGTCAGGTCTTGCTTCTTCTTCCATACCTGCTTTTTCTTGTGATGCTTCAATTGCTTTTTGTCTTGCTTCATCTACATCATTTTCATCCATAGGCATGTCTTCTTCTTTATTCATTTCATTAACAAAATTATCTAATGAATTTGGAGTTTCTTTTAATCCTTCTTCAGCTAACATTTTATTAATTACTTCGCCAGACATTGCAGCGAAACTATTTGGGTTACCATTTGTTGCTACACCAGTAAAATGTTCTTTAAGAGCTTTTTTAACCCCTTCTTTAACTACTTGCATTTGGTTATCTACTTCTCCTAAACCAGCTGATTTTTCAGAATATCCTAAACCTTCAACACCAAACATACCATTTTTAACGTAATGTAAAGAATCTTTAGCTAAATTTGCAACTGCTTTAGTTTGAGCTTCTTCTAATGTTAAATTTGGATCATTTTTAACTTCACAATAAACACCATTCATCATTTCTTGAGCATTAACATTATTAATGTTATCAACTTTTGGAGAATAATCATAATTGTGAGATTCAATATTTTCAACACCATCAGAAATTTTAAATCTTCCTGTTTGTTTTGTTTCCATTTCAAACTTCAACTTAGGATCAGATGATACTTTTTCTTCTGATTCTCTAGTGTTAGCTTTCATGTCATCATTTACAATAGGATTAAGTGACTTATCACCTGCCTCGTTAATGTAGTTAAAATATTTTTCTTCCCAAGAACTTTTTGGAGTTGCTTCCATTTTGTTAATTGGTTTTAAGTCTACATAATTTTCTGTAATTAACTTATCTGTTAATTCTTTATGTAATTGTTCAGCTGATTTTTTCATAGTATTATTTTTCTAATAATGTTTTAATGTCTTTAATATAATCTTTAATTAAATCGGTTCCTACAACGACAGAATAACTTTTAGGTTCATCTTGTCTATAGTATTTAACCGTCTCTATTTTTGCCTGTCTTAGAGGTTTAATTAGAGATTTTAATTCGTTTTCAATTTCATCGAAAGCATCAATACGGCCTTGTTGAAATTTTTCTAATTTGTCTTCTTCTTCTTTAACTAGTATATTCTTCATATTATAAATATTGCTACTCTCCCCAAAGTTTACGAACTGGTAAAGTTGATGGAGGTTGTACATAAGTACCGTCCTTATTTTTTTTAACTAGTTTATATTTAAATTGTTTTGTGTACGCACTATCAGTAACCCCATCAGGACCTGCTTTTGGACCTGGGCCTAATGTTGCTCCATCTCCTAAAGCTCCTTCATCCATATTACCAACCCCTGATACTGGACCTCTTTCTCTATAGTAATCAGATTGAGCTTTTGCTTCTGCATCTCTTGAATCTTCAATTGCTTTAATAGCATCTTTTAATATGTTAGATGATAGTAATGATACTCTTCCA